AACGAAGTTAAAATACTCATATATTATACACTATTTAGTCTTGTTTGTCAAGCTGTTTCTTTTTCCCTAGGATACCCTGCACAGTATCTGACTCGTATATCCTAATACCTAGCCACACAATAGTCAGCAAAGACGCTGTAGGTGGTAGCCAAGCCGCTAGTGACATCACCGCTGTAGATGCAGCAGCAACGTCTAGCATGTCTTTTGTAGACTCTTCCATCATCATGGCAACGTCCTTGTTTATTGTTTAGCTTTGTTGTTTAAGAAAGCAAACTGCTCTAAGATTTTGTAAGCCTTAGCAACAAACTCGTCATCCTTCGGAGTCTCTGTGTAGTTACATATAACACTAGCGACAGTGACCAGTGAAGTAGCAAGCACGTACATGTCAAGTAAGTATTCCATTAAAGTGTTCCTGTGTTAAATAACCAGTATGTGCCAGCAAACACAGCAAGGACTACTATAGTAGCTAGTACGTTCTTAACTGCATCTCCTACCTGACGTTGCTTCTTGAGCTTTGCCAGCCGTATCTTCTCCAGCTTGTGCTTGTGATCTAGCAAAGACTTATTCTGGATCATCAGCATGTCACGCCAGACTAGCTTAGGCGTTATCTTCTTTAGTTCCTTCTCCTGCTCTCGTATGGCGTTCTTAGCCCATGCAAGCTCCAGAGCCTCTTCCTGTGTCAGTACATGATCGCCTGCCTTAGTAGCCTCTTCAATGCTCTCTACAGCTACCTTGCTGTCAGTGAGGCTAGTAAACAATCCCGACAGACCTGACAAGTGATCCCCAGATTCTTTAACGGTAGCAATGCCATCGTTAAGAGCCTTTAGGATACCTACAACTGCGGAGATTTCTGCAATCATTACCAAGGAGTTCCAATAGCTAACGCAGGAGCTTTGCTGTCAGCAATCTGTGCAGCGATAGAATCTTCTACGCCAGTGACTGCTTCCTCACCCATGCTGTCCTTCACCCAGCCAATAGCCTGAGCTTCTGTGATGTCTGCATAGGCTGTGTAGCCGTCAGCAGAGCTGTCAGGAGTAAAGCCACAAGTGCCATAGCTGCTGCCTGAGTGTGTTACTGCGTCATCACCAGCGCCTACTACTTCGCTGTCTGAGGCTCGCCAGTGTGCAACAATAACGCCATCGTCTGATGAGTTACGTTCTAGTGTTGAGATTGTCCAAGTTACTGCCATTGTTTTATGCCTCTAGTGCCGCTACGCGGGCTGTTAGTGATTCAATTTTAGTGATAGCTTCTTGCAGTGCCGCAGTCAGCAATGGGACAAGTTTAGATTGGTCGATGCCCTGCATATCTGGGACGCTACGAGTACCCATAACGGCTTCTACAGCTTCTGTAGTGATGTTGCCATCTTCATCTCTGACTTCTTCTATTGCCGCAGTAACTTCATACTCTTCGTCTTTCATTGCGTCTTTAGTGCCTGTGACACATTCAGGAACAACTGCCTGTGCTTCGTGAGCAAGGAAACCGTCTACTGTCGTATCTGCATCTGCAATGAAGTTAAAGCGGCTAGGTTTAAGAGCCTTTACTCTGTCTATAGAGCCTGTCATTGGTACTACGTTTTCTTTGAGGCGGTAGTCTGATGATGTGTTGTAAGCAACGCCTGTTGTTCCATTTTGAGTAATACTTCCTATAACGCCATTGTTATAGAAGAAATAAGAATATGGTTGACCGCTTGGCGCACCATTTATATGAGATGTAACGGTATAGGCTCCTGAACTTATACCCTCAACAGCAAAAGAATTGCTTTGCCATGTAGTGAAACCGGCTCCAAGATACAAACTGCCGCCTGATGTGATTCGCATGCGTTCTGTGCCACTTGCATTTGCGGCAGAATCACCTGTACCACCAGTGTAGAACTTTAGAGCGTTGTTACCGCCTTGACCGCGAATTACACCACCATCAGCATCCTGCCCCAACAAAAGTGTAGAAACAGCGTTACCAACGATTTGTATAGTATTTCCTGCGGATGCACTTGTGCCTCTTAAATCAATACCAGTCAAAGGCGCACTAGTACCAATACCCACACGACCGCTGGAGTCGATATCTACAGCCCTAGAAACGCTTTCTGCCCCTGCTGTCCCTGCATAAAAAGTATGCGTACTGGAAAGGTAACTGGTATTTTGATACCCATCGGTTGCGTTGTAGTTTCCTACTTCAACTGAGTTATCGCCAAATCTTATAATTCTAAAGTTGTTGCCTGTGCTTTGTCGTGTAGTTAGGTTGCCGCTGGCGTCTATGCGGAGGCGTTCTGTAGAGGCAGTACCAAAACGCATATAATCAGAGCCACCATCGTTTTGAGCGTATGTAATAAAACCTACGCCAGAAACGCTATCACTAAATCTAATTATGCTTTCACCACCACTAGCTTCTGCGGCTTTTATATCTAATACCGCATCACCGCCACCTCCTGCTTCTATTGTTGCTGTTGTGGCACCAGTACTACTTATATGTAACTGTGAACTAGGCGAACTCGTACCAATACCCACATTGCCTGATGAGTCTATGCGCATGCGTTCTGTTGTTACTGTACCAAAAGCTAAAATGCCTGTAGATGGGGTTAGCAGTGTTACACCAGACGTAAGATTTATGTTCAGATCAGCAGATGAGACATTAGTGAATTGGGCAACATTGCCTCCACTTGCGTTACTAATACTAAGCCCATCCATCGTGGCTGTGCCAGTAACGTCTATGCCTGTGGCTGTGGTGGAAAACTTTGCTACATTGTCATAGTATAAGTCTACTGCACCATTATCCTTAAATATGGCAGAGTTTTCACCTGACTTGGGTTGTAAAAGTATATCCCCACCAGCAATACCAGCATCAAGGTTACATCTTATATATAAATCTTTATTTACAGAATCAATATAGTTGCCTGACCCCCCGTTATGATATATCTGTAAATCATCACCAGCACCAAAGGTAGCCTTGTCATTGTCTCCCAATGCAATGCCGCCGTTGGCTGTGATTTCGCCTGTGACTGTTAGAGTGCTAGGATTAGTACCCAGCTCTACAATAGCACCTGCGTTATCTTCAGTAAATAGTCGTTTGTCAGCTACGTTGACTGCCAGTTCACCCTGTACAAGATCACTTGCTGTTGGAACGGCAGAAGCAGTAGAGCTGTTCTTTGTTACAATTTTTGTTGCCATAGTTATATACCCTTAGTATGTGCCGCCGTTCAGCGTACCAGTAGTCATGTTGTCTGCATTAAGTGTTGAGTTAGATTGTAAAGCTGTGTCAGCCTTCGTACCCTGTGCCGCTGTAGCGTAGTCCGTAGCCGCTGTAGTAGCAGCAGTACCCAGACCTAAGTTAGTTCTAGCAGTAGATGCACTAGCCAAGTCAGATAAGTTGTTAGCCTTCAGAGCTGCTGTAGACAACTCCGCTGCTGCTGCTGTAGCACTAGCTGCTGCTGAGGTTGCACTGCTTGCTGCTGCTGTGGCGCTACTCGCTGCTCCTGTGGCTGAAGACGCTGCTGCGGTCTCTGAGCTGGCTGCATTGGTCTCTGAGGTCGATGCTGCACTAGCACTGGCCGCTGCATTGCTTGTCTGTGTAGATGCTGTAGACGCGCTTGTAGCTGCGTTAGAAGCACTTGTAGCTGCCTCACTAGCTTTAGTGGTAGCGGTTGTAGCTGACCCTGCTGCTGCTGTGGCGCTTGATGCTGCATTAGTCTCGCTAGTGGCTGCATTGGTTGCGCTGGTGCTTGCCTCTGCTGCCTTAGTAGTTGCAGTGCTTGCAGAGGTTGCTGCATTGCTTGCAGAGGTTACTGCTTCAGCAGCCTTAGTCGTTGCTGTAGTGGCGCTAGAGGCTGCACTAGTAGCTGAGGTTGCAGCATTAGTAGCACTAGTCGCTGCTTCGCTGGCCTTGGTAGTAGCCGTAGCTGCACTGGCTGCTGCGTTAGTCTCTGACGTAGCTGCTTCACTAGCCTTTGTAGTGGCAGTGGTAGCACTGGTAGCAGCATTAGTGGCTGATGTAGCCGCTGCACTGGCATCCGCAGATACAGAGGACTCTGAAGCTGCTGCCGCTGTAGCACTAGCTGCTGCATTGGTAGCTGAAGTAGCTGCACCACTTGCTGAACCAGCCGCTGCCGTAGCGGAACTAGAAGCAGCCGTGGCTGAAGAGGAAGCATTAGAGGCCGATGTAGCAGCATTGCTTTCGGAGGTTGAGGCATTGCTGGCGCTAGTCGAAGCCTCTGATGCTTTAGTCGTTGCCGTAGAAGCACTGTTAGACGCACTGGTTGCGCTTGTAGCGGCTTCTGAGGCTTTAGTAGTAGCAGCGGTAGCACTAGCAGCGGAAGCCGTCTCAGAGGCTCCTGAGGCTGTCTCAGAGGCACTGGCTGCTGTAGCACTAGTAGCAGCGCCTGTAGCACTAGTGGCTGCGTTAGTCTCTGAGGATGCTGCGGCAGTTGCTGAGTTCTCTGCTGCTGTTGCGTAGGCTGCAACACCTGTGGCGCTGTTAGCTGCATTAGTAGCAGATGTGCTTGCTTCAGCAGCTTTAGTTGTAGCTGTTGTAGCAGAGTTAGCCGCATCTACTGCACTAGCGGCTGCATCACTTGCTTTCGTAGTAGCTATGTCAGCTTGGGCTGTAACAGCAGATATGGTGGCATCCGTATTGGAATCACCAGCACCACCGTCACCTCTAAATATAGCCATTGTAGCTCCTACGAAAACAAAAGAAAGGGAGAATAAAGAAAGGGGGACTCCGAAGAATCCCCCAGTTTAGCTTATACTACAGCTAGGGTGAAGCCTGCTTCTGGACGCATTACTTGACAACCGTAAAGCGTATCAGCAGTGTACAGGGTTCCTAGGAATTCCTGCTTGTACTGAGTCTGAGAACGTACAGCCTGCTGCTCTGCAAGAACATTGGTGTCCTTGTGGATCAACTGAGCGCCACGGATGGAAGCACCACCAGTAGTGTCAATGACAGGTACGTTAGTAGAAACATATACGTCAACACCGTACAGGTTACCAATCTTGCCAGTCTCTACGCCTTTGCCATTAACAAAGTCAGTAGAAGTGTAGCGATCAATACCCATGATAGCGTTACGCAGTGAGGGTGGTACAACGAAGCTACGACCGTCCATAGGAACGTCTGCATCGTCCATCTTCTGAATCAGCGCACGGAACGCAGCGTCAGAGAATGCACCAATGTCAGCAGCACCGTCAGCGTCAAATGCTTCAAGAGCGCCAGAGGTAGTGTTGATCTGGAAAGAACCAGAGTTAACGTAGCTAGAGCCATCGCCATCGCCGAAAGACTTAGCCAGTTCAAACAGATCGTTGTCAACCTGCTTGGCCAGACCGTAGCCAGCGTCGCCAGTATAGAACTGACGCAGAGAAGCGAGAGCCTGTACTTCGGTGATGTCTTCAATCAGACGAGAGAACTCAAAGTGCTTGTTGATGTTGATCAGGACTTCTGACTCAACAGAGTTCTGGATAGTTACGGCAGTCTCTGCAACTTTAGCGTGAGCTGAACCACGAGTAGGCTTAGGAACGTGAATGGTATCACCTTTCTTGCCAGTCATGCTCATCTTCTTGATGAGATTAGCCATTACAAGATTGCTCTTGTACGCAGCAATTACTTCGTCACTCCAGATTTCTGGGATAAACTTAGCGGCGCTAGTGTTGTCTACTGCTCCGCCCATATTGGGATATACTGATGTAGCCATGATAATACTTCCTTAAAGAGATTTAGTTTCTGACTCTCCCTTCTTGGTATGCTTGCATGATCTCGTCAGACAAAGACAAATACCTTTCAGGGTCGGTCTGCATTAGTTTAATAATGTCTGAGCGTCTATAAACTTTACGACTTGCTGCTTCACCGCTACCTTTAGCATTACCTGCTGAGGCGTTCTTAACTGCGGTTTTACGACTAGCCTTCTCATTAGCTACAGTCTGTCCTACTACCTGTTGACGTTCTTTCCACGTAGTGAAGAGTTCATCAGCAGCTTCAGCGTCATACTGTTGATCTGCTTGTACAAAAAGCTGTGTCCGAATCTTAGACCCTTTAATCCAATCAGCAAACTTACTATCTGTCAGAATCTCTTGCATGTCAGGATGACGTTGTTGCAATTGAGCCTGTGCTGTAGTTTGTCTGTACTGCTGAGTTTGTGCTTCAGCAGCTTTAATTGAAGGGTGATTCTTAATAGCTTTCTCGACTGCCTTGTCGGGATCAGAGAAAAAGTCTATATCTTCTTCAGGTTCTTGGGTTGCTTGTGTTGTGTCGAGTTGTGTCTGAATGTAGTTATCAACGACTGACCGAAGTTCCCCTACCTCTGAGCTTTGACGACCTAAAAGCTTCTCAGCTTCTTGGTGCATCCTTACTATCTCTGCGGTAGACTTACCTTGATACTTTTCAGGGATTTCATCTTCTTGCGGAGTGTCCTCTACTTGAGGTTCCTCTTGAATTTGACTTACTTCTTCGTTGTCTTCTACGTCTTCGGGACGCTCGTCTATTAGTGTTGCCATTATTAAACTCCGTGAGTATTCTCATTATGGAGGTGTATTATGCAGGGCTTCCTTAATTAGGAGTTGGCCTTGCGCTCTTGCTGTAGTTTCTGCGCTCTGTTTTTTTCCCACTGTCTAGTAGCACCCATAAAATCGCCAGATAGTGGGTCTAACTTACTTCGCACAGCACTTACAATTCTTGTTGCAATCTTATCGCAGTCTAAACAAGGTATATGGGTACACTCTGAATCTGTGTAGCGTTCATTCGTGTGTCCATGTTCGCAGCGATACTCGTAGATAGCCCTCATTAGGCAGCTTCTTCTACTTCTTCTTCCTCTTGCATTGCTTGCTCTTCTGCTGCGTCGATTTGAGCTTCTAGGTTTAGTAGGTTAGCTATGATAGAAAGTTGGCCTTTACGGAAGTGAAGGTCTTCATTATCTTTTGCAGCTTCTACTGAGTTGATAACCATCGCATTAGACTTAAGGTCTTCCATCAGCTGCTTCCAGCCGTCTGTTCCAAACATATCTCTAATGTTACGGTAATATAGCTCAAGTTCTTTGTCAATCATACTGTTTCTCCTATTAGGACAGCGTTGTTTTAGTTAGTCTTACCTTGTTATTATAGCATAAAAGTATAAGAAAGTCAAGCTTTATTTGTTTTTTTACTTGACTTTTGTGTAGATTTGTTGTATATAGCGTCCCAGTTGCTGGCAAACTTCTTCTGGTCTGTCTTTCGCTGGGTACTTCCTTTGCCACCGTGTGTCTGACCCTTCATTTCTTTACCGGCTTCTTCTTAGGAGCTTTCTTTTTCTTAGGTGGTCGTCCTACTTTACTACCGTATGTACCTGTACCGTATGGCATATCACTTCCTCTTAGCTGTTTTAGCTGCTTTTTTAAAGGCTTTAGCAGTTGGAGCGCCTTTAGTCCCGGGTTTTCTCATCTTTTCTTTAGAGCCTGCGGCTATGCGCTTGCGCTTTGCGTGGATGTTGTCATATAAACCAGCCATTACCACTTCTCCTTATCTGCCCAGTATGCTGCTGACATTTTACCTTTGGCTATGTTCTTGCCGTGTCTAGCTTTAAAACTAGCTCTTTTAGCTTTCATACGGTCAGATTCACCCGCTTTGGGTTTGCCTGCTGTCGATGCCCCTTGCTCTCCAAATCGGATGGTCTTGATTTGATCACCCTGCTTCGCCACAACAACATGGCTTTTCTTTGGGTGATTAGGGGTACGCTTCGGCTTATTGTATCCACTTACGCCAGCCCTAGCTAGTCTTGGGTCTCGTTTTTTTACTGGCATTCTTAGTCTCCACTTGTTTCTCAAGTTGTGCAATCTTCTTAAATAGTGCCTCAAACTTTACATTTACTTGAGCTACTACGTTTTCTAAATCTTTATTGCTGACCATTAGGCATCATTCCTTGTGACTGTTGAGGAGCTGCCGAAGTAGCTACGTTTCCTTCTTTTACCGCTACTTCACGTTCCTTGAGTAACTGTTTGGAGATGTCAAGACGTTTTTGGAACTCTTTGTCATCTGCATCTCCTGCTTTAAGATTGGTAGTTACCGCTTTAATACGGTCAATTTCCAGCTCTTGAGGTATAGCTTGAGCTTCCATGGCCAGCTTCTGACTACGTGCAGCAGACTCTTGCGCTTGTCCGTTGAGAGCAGCGGCTTGTGCAGCTTGGAAAGCCAGTTGTGCTTGCTGTGCTGCTTGTTGTGCTTGCATAGCTTGTTGTTCAGCTTCTGGGTTAGGCTGGTTAGCTTGCTCAAGAGTAGCAATAAGCTCTTCACGGTTAGACAGGTTCATGTTGTCAATAATAGACGTAACCAACTTAGGATACATTGGTGTGTCTGGTGACATAGTTTGTAGCAACTGGACAAGCTGTGTTACTTCGTACTCACGGGCAATGATACCTAGTGAGCTAGAGGTGTGGAACTTGTAGTCAGCAACTGGATACAGCTCAGGTTCAAACTGCATATAACGCCAAGCTGCTTTAGTCACAAATGGAATAAGGAATGCTTCTTGGAAGTTGATCAGTGTACGCTTGTGACGCTTAATGATAGCGCCTAGTGACATAGAGACACCAGCAGCAGTAGCATCACCGTTGATAGAGCCAGATATACCAGCACTGTCAATAGCGCCTGTAGCTGTCTGTACCATAGTCTGCAGCGATTGAGCCTGTGCAAAGGTAATCTGGTTAACATTACCAAAGTTGAAGGGCTGTAGAATCTCAGCAGGGTTGCCGTTGGTTAGGATGGTCTTACCGGGCTGTATAGAAGGTCTAGCACCACGAGGCATACGGGAAGCATCCATAGCCATCATTGGGTGGATAGTCAGTGCTAAAGCGTCTATACGAGCGCGTAGTTCTGTGTCTAACGCCTTTTGTGAGTTATAGCCTTTCTCACATACTCCTCGACCCCAGAATCGGCTAGGAACGACATCCCATGGGAACGCTACGACAGGACGATCCTGCATCATGTAAGGGTTTGTAGTTGCTTTAAGTAGAGTACCGCCGTTACCTACAACAACCACAGCCTCTACGTAGTAAGAATCTTCTTCCCCTTCTTCATCTAAAGCTACAATCTCTGCATCTTCAGCTTCTGAGTCTTTCATTGCTTTTTCTAAAAGATGACGAGGAACAAGACCGTAGTACTTAGTCAGTCTAACCTTATCTTCATCATAGCGTGTCAAGTCTTGATCAGGCTCAATGTTAAAGTCAGGACTGCTGTACTCTAGGCTTACGTCACGGTATACACCGCTTTCCTGTAGCTGCTCTACTGAGTGAGCTGACACAAACTCATCTACTGCACAACCAAGGGCAGAGTCAATGTCTGTAGCTACGGGGTCAATTAGGAAGTTCTGCGGCATTACAGGACGTAGTTTAATACAAGTACGGTCTTGTATGTTCACGCCCACCGCTGTAAGCTCACCACCCATTACAGGCTGTGTAGCAGGCTTCATTTCTTTTTCTTCTTCAAGAACAATCTCAGCAATGCCTGTACCAAACACAGCAGCGTTGATTAGACACTCAGCTACTCCTTTGCGTACCATGTTCTTTTTAAAGTCTTGCTCTAAGGCGTTACGGAGAAAAGCAATGTCGTTAGGGTCTTGATCGTAGATGTCATCTTTAATGTCAAACCACTTACCACGGCCAAAGGTAGCTTCCTCTAGCTCTGCTACTGAAGACTCAACAGCCTGCTGTAGCGCAGGAGATATAATCTTAGAGCGTTCAGTATCTCGTGTACGATCCTGTGGAGACCACTGACCACGCCAGAGACGGTAGTATTCTTCAAAGCGTTGTGAGTAGTTAGCTTCAAAGTGGTCACGCCATGAGTCACACTTTTCAATTACCCAGTTCTCTAGGTGCTGCTCTGTAGCGAAGTTGTCGTTGCCTTCTAGTTCCATAGTTAGTAGCCTGCGTATTTGTCTAGGAATTCGTAGTCCTCTTCCTCGTAGTCAAAAGCATAAGAGACCTTAGCTAACTGGTCTATGTATGCAAGAGCATCTATCAAGTCATCGTGGACTAATTGGTTAGGGAACTGGAACAACTCATCTAGGAACTGAGCATTCCACTTACCTTTGTTCAGTGTTAAGTTACCGTGTTCTAGGCGACCTTGTAGTGCCCACACGATCCTGTCTGTCTTCTTCTTGTTGCCGTGTGTTAGCTCTTCCACCCTAAAGAAGGTCTGGTTCTTCTTCATTATATCGTTCAGGTAGGGGTGGACAGCGTTCTTTAACGCACCTTTCTCAATGCCTACGGCTACTGGCTGGTAGTCTCTGACTGCTTCAAAGATTCGTCTGGCAGTCTCTTCGACGCCCCAACGGCCATGTACAATATTAGCAACCCACCAGCCCTCGACGCCCGCTTTAACCACAGCAATTGCCGTCTGGTCAAGTCTTTTGGTTTTAGTAGTGACTTTCTGTACATCTGCAAATCCTGCCAAATCGACAGCAATGTAATAATTACCATCAGAAGGTTCTTCCTCACTGAATCTAACATGTTCTTCTTTAAAGAGTTCACTACCATGCGCCTCAAAGGATGCCATAAACTCCTGACGGAATGAGAAGGCTGACATAGAGCCTTTAGCTGCTTCAATCTCTTCAGGGTCTAGTAGTGGGTTGTCGTAGCTAGTGAAGTGGTAGCCCTTGAACGTAGGGTCATCAGACACACTAGCGTATGTGTACAAGTCATAGAAGTGGTTGCGGCCCATAGGCGTACCAATGAACAACGCATCACCCTTCTGATCCGCTAGAGCAGGTCTCAGGATTTGCTCCCAGACCTCTGGCTTCATGTCTGCGTACTCGTCCATACACAGGAACTTCAGGCTAACACCACGCATGGTCTCAGGTCTATCAGCACCCTTCAGAGAGATGGTGCAGCCGTTGACTAGCTTAATCTGTAGGTTGTTAACGTGTGCTGACGCTATAACGTCATGGCCTAGTTCCAGTAGCAACTGCCACATAATGTCTCTGG